CACAACGGAATCGCAAGAAGCAAGTTCAGCCAAGACAATGCCTCCGACTTCTAAGCAGGAATCTAATCTAACCGGGATGGACTGATCCGCAGGAAAGGTTCGGATAAGAGAATCCCATTTGGTTATCACTCTTGTTCTAATTATGTAAAGCGTATCCCTTTTCTTCTCTAATAGGCTAACGGAATCCAATAACAACTTGGCTTGCTTTCTTTCCGCTACTGCCATTTCGTAAAGGATAACGCTCTCGCTTATTTTAGTAGGCTGTGGCTCACTATCTCTATCGCATTGGTGTACCGCTATGCTTATGAGAATAAAAGCCGTTACAGCCAAGATTATCCGATATGCTTTCAATTCGTTTACCATCTTCTTTTTTTCAAAGAGCAATCATAATGACACCACGTAGCGTAAGCCTTTAGTCCGCCTTGCTCCATCTTGCCTTCGCTTATGAGTCTTTCGATAATAGCAGCGACCGCACTTGGTGCAATGCCTTGCGCTTTAAAGTCAGCAGCATCGCCCATTAAATGTCGGCTAAAGGTAGCACCGCCTATCTTCTTATTATGCTCCGCAGACCGATGTCCGCTGGTGATAGTCATTGGGACTTTGAGTTCATCCCTCAAAACCTGCAAGTTCTTTGCGAGCCGTTCTACATTTGTACGAACTGACAAAGGCATAGGTGCGCCTGACTTGCAAGCAAATTCTTCTAACTTAAAATTTTTAGTCATCAGTCAGTTTTGGTAAAAGAGATTTCAGCACTCAATTTGCGATAGCCTTGCTCTTGCCTTCTATTGCTTGATAAGGTCATCCAATACCCACCCAAAGGTTTTACGGGTCTGCCACGCTCAATGTGAAATCCGCCAAAGCCATCTTCATACTCCTCTTTGTAGGCTGCGGTTCTTAGCTGGTGGACTTCTTTGTGATTGATTTCAAATTTAGCCGAATCGTAAGAGTCAACCATATTAACGTGATGGTATGATTCGTGAACGTGTCCCATCCATATAATATCATAACCATCTAATTGCGCTACCATCCTTTGGTCTTGGATTACGCCTTTAGTAACCGCACCACCACCACCGAAGCCGTGGTAGTATTTCATTACTACTTTTGTTCCTCCGTTTGCTGCGTTGGTAATCTTAAAATCTAAAACACCACCATAGCCACCGACTTGCACGTTTGTTCCGCAAGTCATATTTAAGAGGTCAACGAATCTTTGAAGCGGATCGGTTTCTAAGTTCTTAATGATGGCTGTATTTCCTGAAAATGCAACCTTGCCATCTATTTGAGTAACAAAACAACCTAAAGGCATATTTAAACAATGCACCAAACCATCGTAGTCCTGCTCGCTTACGTTTATCTTTTGCGCTTTGTGCAAGGCTGGCATAAATGAAGCAAGGTATTGAGGCTTGCCGTTTGCAAAGCCGCTTCTTGTTTTGTTGACTTTAACCTTAAACAACCAGCCATTCAAGATGCAAGCACGCTGCACGATGTCAATGTTAACGCTGTCAGTTGATGACCACATAGTCAAATTGCCATCCATTGAGCCATCCGTTTTTTGGATTGTTTGCACTAAGGCATCAAATCCCTCGCCAGTTAAAGAGGCAAACGCTTCAGGTAGCTGCTTAATTCCGTTGAGGTCTTGGTGAATCTTTCTCGCCCAGTCACCGTAAATGCGGATATAATAAGGCTGGAGTTTATTTATGCCAGTCATTTTGCATTCAGCAAAAGTATAGTCAACTCCATAGGCATCTAAGATAGAGCGAACGTAGGCAATTTTTGAAGGCTTGCTCAACTTAAATTGCACTCTTATCTTTTTGCTGGCTGGCTCGTATTTAGCGTGGTCAACAATTGTGGCATCCATTACCACAGCAGTTAGTATCTCTACCCACTTTGCATCTACTGCTGCATCGGATTGTACTTTTCTGCCGTGTGGCAAAGCCATTTCCGTTACCCTTTCGTGTGCTGCCCAGGTAGCAAAATCTTCAGCGTTTATCTTGGTCATGTCGTTTAACATAACTGCGTGCTTAGAAGATACCACTTGCTTTGTGTAGCTGCCTTCAATAGTGTATAGCTTATCTGCTGGCTTTGATACTACCGCATTCGGTTTCTCGAAATAGATATGCTCGTTGTCAAAGGTAGCCACCATATCTTCGGTCGTTACCTCGGTAATGTTTACCCAGCCTTTGTCGGTTAAAACTTTCGTGTCAGGATGGTAGCATTCGTGGTTGCCATATCCAATCAATAAAATCATGTCCGCATAGGGAGTCCACCACTTCACCGCATCTTCGACAACTGCATCAATATAATTTGCTTTGTTATGTTCGGGCAAAATGTCTTTCTTGCTTCTGCGTGGGTCGTACTTTCCTTGCATCAGACAAAAGAAATCACCATTGATGACAATCTTTGCGCCTCGTTCCCTTGCTTGCTTTAGATGCCGTTTAAGAAGGTCACGTTCGCACTTCGGGTTGTCCCAATGCAAATCAGACAGCAATAAAAAAAGCTGCGATTTATCAACCGCAACTTTGTGAATGTTTCTCGAAATACGTTCAATCATAGTTTACAATTAGACCTGCCATGAGGTCAACCATTCCCACTTCTTTTCTTGCAGTCTTTTTTGTCCAGCCTTTCTTTTTACTGACAAAATCAACCGCCCAAATATACCACTCTTTGCTTTGCTTTTCCGTGATTGTATATTTATCCAATTCATCAGGTGACAATAACAAGGCTTGCTCCATAGTCAATCCAGCCAGCTTATACTGCTCGGCTAAGATATGAAATGCAACCTCTTTGTTTGTCATGCCTTTTCCAGCTTCTTGATGTGGTTTTCCAACACCTTGACTTTCTGCTGTAAACTTAGTATATCCGAATCTCTTTTCAAAACTTCCTGCTCATAAAAGCTGCGAAGGTCTTTGATTTCCTTGCGTAACTCGTCCAATTCCGACTGACAATTGTGATTGGCTTTCTCCCACAAGTCAATTAATTTAGCTGTATTATCTATTTCCGTACCTCTTGCAGCGTATTTGCCACCGCTAAACCAAGCGATAATACCAGCTATTATACCGGTGATAGTTTCGGAGATAGGGAATTGGCTCACAGCTTCATCGGTTTAGGAGGCTTGCAATACTCCGAATCAGGATTTGCCTTGCAATACTCTTGAGCGTAGATAGATTCCCAGCCAGCGAATATGTGCATTCCGCCTTTTTTAGGCCACACAACGTATTGAGCAAACTGACTCAAAGGCTCGCTTGCCCAAATAATATCCACCGCCCACTTCGGAGATAAGACAGCAGGGGTAACGACTTCCATTCCGTTCATCACCGCAGGGGTTAAAACGATGTGACCGATTTCGTGTACGGCTGTTACTTTGTCGCTCCAAGCCGTTGACTTCGTGCCGTCAAGCATTACTCTCTCGACTTCAATTAGCTTGCGAAGCGTTGCCCATTGTGAGGGGGTGCATTCTATTTTTAAATATTTCATAGCGAGGTCAGGGTTGCGAGTTCAGCGTTTGAAAGGCGAGTGGTGTAAAGACCCGCTCCGTTGTAGCTATAAAAGCCGTTTTCTGTGCCATCATTTTGGTCAAGGTCAAAACGCCCTATGCTTGAAGGAGTCGCATATGTTGCAGAACTTATGCCAACTTGTACTCCATTAACGTAAAAAGCAAAACTTCCGCTTTGATATGCAAATGCTGCTTTTATAGTTCCAGTTGCTGCCGAAGCAGTTAATGTGGTATATATTGTTGAAGCCCCTACACGAGCAAAGCATCCTAATTTGTTTGTTGTTCCTTCACGATATATAAAAAATCGATTATCTGAATCTGCACTTACTTGAATTAAATATTCGTTAAATGCTGCGCTATGCGTTAAGTCAGCCTCAACATACAAAGTTCCGCTTGCCTGCCCAATCAACGAACTAATCCCCGTCTTGCTCGCAACATCCGCCAAGCGTGTTACTGATGAGCCAAGGGTGGGGATGTAGGAGGTGGGGTATGCGCCAGCTTCGACTTGTGCGCCCCAAAAATAAGCGCTTAAAGACCCAGTTCCATTATAATTTGCACCAGTAGAATTTTGCTGAACAGCAACACTTGTAAATATAAAATTTGTAGATGCTGTTTTATTCATACTTAAGCGATACCAACCATTCCCATAGTTAATGGCTTGAAACAAAGATGCTGAACCAAAAGTTTGAGTTGATAGCCATGTTGTAGTGTTTACTACAAACCCGTGAAAAGCAGTATCAAAAAAGCCAAACGAAACAAAGTCGGCAGTCCCCTTTTTTACAAATATGCTATAAGTGACATTAGCATTGCTTACAGCAATTGATTGTTCTGTAAAATTTTGATTGTTTGTAAAAGTTGTATCGGTTATTAAATCTGCGTTTGCAAAACCATCAGGCGAAATTATTTGATTTGCAGTAACGACTGCTCTGGTTGGACTCCACGCAGCATTATTAAACTGCTCACTATACAAAGCCAAATTCGTCCTCTGCGGCTCAAGCAACAAACTCGGACAGCCACCGCCCGTGTAGTCTAATCGGGGGATGTCGGCTGTAATGCCTACGGATACAGCTGCGGTAGTAGTTGGGATGTAGTCGGTTGCTATGTCGCCAGTTTCGAGTTGGTAGCCAAAAGCTATATATGTGCCAGTTGAAGCAGTTGGCAAAAATCTTGTAGCACCTAAAGAATCAATGCCAAGCATAATTATATTTGTGCCAATAACTGATGTAAAGGACATTGAGCATCTATACCACCCGTTTCCTACTGCGACAATGCTTGCAGTACTACTTGTTGCGCTTGCTGTTCCGTTTACTAAATCAAAATTGGCAAATGGCGCAGGGTCAGTACCAAGAAGAAATTGAACGAATTGATGAGTTCCAGCCTTTAAATAAACGCTTGCAGTAAAATTTCCACTTAATACTATCCCTTGTTCAATATACTTTTGAATTGTTCCCGCACTAAGTGTAATTGTATCTGCGGTTAGTGCAGCATTTAATGGGTTAGCGGTCGTGTTGGGCGTAACGCTCATTGATACAACATTCCAAGTTGTATTAAACGCTTCGGACTGCAAAATTAAATTAGTCCGCACCTTCTCAATCAACCCTGCGGAGTTTACCCGTGTGGCGCTTGAGTTTCTTGCAAAGGTCAAATCGCCAGCACCGCTGTCAGGGATTTGCGAATATAGCTTAGCAGCTTTGTAGCGGTCGGGTATTAGTAATAACGATGGGTTCATATTCTTTTTAATAAAGTGATGAATGAAGATAAAGCGCAAGGGTTGCTGTCTGCTAATGCGCCATCATCCTCGGCACGAAGGTTATAGGCTGCGAATAAAACAGCCAAGTCACCAGCACCAAAGAGCGCAGTAAGAGGGTAGCCGTAGCCGAGCCTTACCATTAGATATTTGTATAACCGATTACGCTTCCAGCAGATACAGCAACAGCCGTGATGTTTTGACCTTTTGCTCCACGGATAACCATACCAGCAGCGATAGGCGCAGCGGTCAAGTTATACAAAGTAACTAAGTCAGTGCCACCTGATGTTAAGGTGGTGAAGGTAGCTGCTTCGTTTACCACTAAAAAGTCGTAGTTCTTACTGGTCACGGAAGATGAAATGTATTCCATCGTTCCTACTGAACCCATTATTTCTTGCAAGATAGTTGCCATGTCTTTTTTCTTTTAAATGTAGTTAGTCGGGAATAATGCAAATATCACGAGAAAAAGGCATCTCGAAATTGAAAGTCGCTCTCCAGCCTGCGACCTTGTCATCCCTTGCCTCTAAGAAACGATTTAGAGAAACGCTGGAATTTAGAGTATAATTGAACTCGGGATCGTCTTGGAAAAAAGAGATATAGTCGGTAGCTATTTCGAGCATATCCGATATTACTTCATCTTCGTTGTCCTTCCAATACTTTAACGGATCGGCATCTTTGTTTCTAATATCCTCAACCCTATCCATAAAGTAAACGCCCACGCTCATTGTACGGCTCGTATTAGAAGTGCTTGCGCTTTCCAAGTCAACGTACACCAAAGGGTAAGCAATGCGGTCTAAGGTAGGCTGTTTTAGGTTAGTAGTGTTATCCGTGCCAATAGACAACGGATCACCACAACCAAAGCTATTTACCTGCTCGTGTGCTTGGCTTAGTTTTAGTAACTGCGTCTTTAGCTGATTCCAACTTGGCATAGTAATTCTTTAGTTTTTCGATGTTCTTTTTATGAAACTTCATAGACAATCATTACAAAAAGGGTTGTCACCTTGGTATCTTTCCTGAAATGAACGAGGGATTCTATATGGATTTGACAAGTTCAAGCCAGTATTGTAATTGTCCCTGCGAGGTCTAATCGTGTCCACCTTAACGGAGGGGTTGTTAAATAAAGGATAATCCGTGCGGTACTCAATTAAGTATCTTGTGATTCTTTCGCTGTACCACTCCGCATCGTTCTTGGCTTTGTTAATCAACCTTTCGATTTCCTCCATTGACATCGCATCCGATTCCTCCGACCTTCTTCTTACCATTCCTTTGTTCATATACTTGAACGCAAGAACGTGTGGCAGTTCAAAGTAAATCCATTCCCTGATGGCTGGCTGGAGGTAGTCGTATAGCAAAGTTTGATTCAAAGCACTAATGCTACCGCTTACGATTTGAGTTGCGATTTCTTTGTATAAGTCCGAACCGATAATAGACTGAATACGCATCTCTTGCACCTTTACGATTGTCGGTCGTAGTTGGGTATAAGATACGTTCTCGTTGATTATTGAGTTGGCAATTAAGTCTTGCTCCGTTATGAATAGTGCCTTTGTCATACTAATTCTATTTTATTGCCCTTACGAACAACGATTTGTTGCTGCCAAATGTGTCTGCAAGATGGTCGGCTGATGTCCGTACCGGGAAGGGTGTACCAACCGCCTCTACGCTCCCAAACACTAAAGCCCATGATTGAACTCATTTGGTCAATGTCTTGGCGTGTGTAAAGTTTATTTAACTTTATAAGCGTTCTGCAAAAGTCACGAGTTGTGTCAATTACTTTCGCACCAGTAGCATCAGGGCGAAGGTCGTACCGGTAACGTATCTCAAACGCTTCCTCTGCATCGGTATCAGGTGTGTCGGCTATCCTTGCAACTCTATCCTGGATGGTAACACGACCTTTTGAAATTAAATACTCTATTCGCTCGCTTACTTTTTCTAAAGGCACATCTAATCTGCGAGATATTTGGTCTGCCTCGACCTTTTTAGTCCTTTTAATTTCAGCTAAAATCTTCTTGTCGAGTTCTTTATTTTCAGGCTCTACCTCCATAAATTCTGCAAACAAAGAGTTGTCGGCTTCAAAGCGTACCGGCTTAGAGCGCAAAACTTGGTAGTTGTCGGCACTTACACCAAACTCCATAGCAACGCTTTCAAATGCTTCCATTTCGTCTAACTCTCCCAATTCTCTTAGCTTATTTCGTGACCAGCCTAAAGCTGCTTTTCCGCCCCATAGGAGATACGAAATATAACCGCAGTCGCTTTGGCTGTCTGCGTTGTCATAATACGTTTCAGCACGGCTCAAATAGCTGTGCATCCTTTTAATTGTTTCTAACGATACGCCCTCTCCGTTGGCTAACTGCTGCGCCCTTACTTTACCAGTTTGGGTAGCGCATTTGTTATCATTCTTTTCGTTGAGTTCGATTCCCCTTTTGGCGTTGTTTTTTACACCCTCTCCGTAGTCGGCAAACGTTTCAAACTCTTGACTAAACTCCATAGGCTCGCCTAAAAACAAATCAACCTGCTCGGCTGGTAAACCGAAGCCTTGAAGCATTATAGTCGCTTGCTCCTTAGTCAAGTCACCTTTGGAGTACTTGCGTACCACTCGCAACATTTTGTCTTGCTGTGAGGCAGATAAACCAGCTAAAACGCTATTGCCCATTTCTTGTGGTGCTACTATTTCCGCAGGTGCGGGTGTTGTAAGGTCAGGCTCATAACCAGCCTTTTCTCTAAGTTCGTCACGGGTTAAAATTTGCAACAATGAAGCCTCGGTTAACTGCTCGCTAATCGGCTCGGTTGGCTGTAATTTCAAACCAGTCACTCCATTAAAAGAAGCAAGATAATTTACTGAACGCTCGATTCTTTGTACACGATCCTCAATATAAGTAGCTTTGAAGATTTCGTAAGACTCAACCATTTCGGCTCTGCCTCCAAGTTGCCCTTCGGTTTTTACACCAAATAACATCGGTGAGGTAACACGGTGAGCAACGAAAATCTCCTGCTGTACGGTTTTATTTAGAATATCGAACTGCTTATCTAAGTCACTTGGAGTTAAAGGAGTCAGTTCGGGTTTGGTTTCGGGGCTATCCGAAAAGTTCACTAAGAAACGACCAGCGTTATCCGTGCCTCCAAACTTCATCTTCATCTGCCGTTCGATGGCATCCGATTCTTCAGGGGTGGGTATTCCGTTTGGAAAGTTAATAAGGTAAGAACCCCAAAAGTTATTTTTGATATTATTAACGTGAAAATTAGCAATCTCCACATCAAGTTCGATATAAGCCGTACCGCCAAGATATTCGGGCAAAGGGTAAACCTTAACCCCTGCGCTGTATGCTCTATAATAAAATAGCTGCTTGCCGATTCTATTGTCTGGATCGAATGCTGGGATTTGGTTTACTTGGTTCAGCTGGGGGAATTGCCTAACCTCATATTCGTCATACCAATCGTAAACATAAAACATCTTCTCATCCTTGTCCGCACGAACTCTGTGAAAGTCCACGTGACAAATCTCTGCAATCCCCCCACCTCTACTCCAAGTAACCTCTAAAGCAAAGCCGTTGTAGATTTCCATATCTAACGTAAGCTTTTGGGTTAAGTCGTTCATTGAGTCGTAAGCATTCGGGAACGTAGGCGAATCCAAAAAGGCTTTGGCAGCAGGTGTTTCTTCTTCCGATGTCCATCCTTTACCAACGATGTAACCAACTTTACCATTCACGATGGCGTTGTGCTTTGCTGACCTTCGGTAAAGATTCAAGAGATAATTAGGGTAGTCGTTTTCAACTCCATAAGATACCCATTGCTGGCTTTTGTTTTCGATAAACAAAGGCACTTTATGCTGGTAGCCTTGCCACGAAAAGGCGAAAGGTTTTTTAGAACTCATTGATGATAACGTTTAAATTGTCTAAGGTAAGCGTGACAGCGTGGCTTGAGCATTTAACATACATCCGAATCGTATCACCTGAAGATAAAGGCACTACGCATTGCGAAGGAATAGTCACCTCGTTAGCCGAAGGAATAACCGATACAAACTCCGAGCAAGGCCACAACTCTGCATTTTTAAAGATAGCAACGTGAATCTTTCTGCTTGACTGCCCGATTACAGCAACAATTGCGCTCGTTCTAAAATACTTTAAATCACCAGTATAGGTAACAAGACCCGAAGCGTTAACGCTTAATCCATTTCTATTGAATCCAGTTGTAATGGTAGCGTTAAGCGGTGACCATACATCCTGCGTTAAAGTGGTAGTTCCTGAAGATGCAAAGTCAAAAAAGTTAAGCGCACTCGGCGAATCCTCGACTTGTATCGCACAATTTTGCATCCACGTGCCAACTCTCGTTGCGGTGTTTGCACCTTGTGCTGTTTCGTTTTTGATGACAAGCGCATCGGTAAGTAGTTGTCCCATTAGTTAAAGGTATAGTCAAAGGTGTTATCAAACGTGCCAGTCGATGGCTCTGCGTAAGTGATTGTATTTGTTGCGCTCACAAAGGCTTGCTCACCCATTTGGATATAAGCAAGACCAGTTTCTACTAAGGCTATATCTCCCTCGTATGCTGTGTAGGTATATTGACCTTTGGATAAATCACCAACTGAAATACTAAACTTGTCGTATCTACTTAAGCCTTGAGATTGATTAGACGAGCGTAAAATGCTAAAAGATGTAGTTTCGGCTGTTGCCATTGACCTCAACTCAAACTCAAAAACCGAAGGAATAAACAACGCCTCTGCGTATCTATCTATTCCGCAAGTCACCTCCGCTGGAAGCGCACCATCTTCGTTACATCTTAGCTGGTAGGCTGCCCACCCCTCAAAGGGGAATGTGGTCGTGCATCGGTCACTCCAAGTGACTACGATTTCATTCGACTGGTTAGATAGTAGGTAAAGCATCTTAAAGGTAAATGTATCACCGAAGCGAATGATACAAATCCATCCTTTTTGCGCCCCAATAATCTATATTAAATTCCGTTTCGATTGTTTCTTTTAAATTGGCTGCCAAGGTCAAACGCAAGTCCTTTTCGTGGATTAAAGTTTTCATATACTTGTGCCAATCTTTACTGCGTGCCTCCCGAACTAAAAAGCCGTTTAAGCCGTGGTCGATTATAGTGTTATAAGGGTAAACATCGGAAGCTATTATAGCTTTACCCATCGTGCCAGCTTCGACTAATTTTAACTCACTTTTGCATCTATTGAAGGTCGTATCTCGCAAAGGTGCTAAACAAACATCCACAAAGTTATAGCCACCGACATAAGAGTAGATATCCGCAGCTTCTATTCTGCCGTAGTTCTCTTGCTTGCCGTTACTGGTAAAAACCCTTTCATACGCTTCGTACATTGGGTTTTCGTTCCAGCCTCCTAAATACAGCCGATACAAGCCATTTAACGAACGATCGTCTGCAAGGATGCCCATACCCGATTCCATCAAGATAATGTCCTCGTAGTGCTGCGCACCACCAAACCAGCCAAACCTTACGAACTCACTCGGTTCGGGTTTAATCTTGTACTGCTCGTAACCTAAATAAGTGCAGTTTGGAATTACCGAAACGTTCGGGTTTAGAATAGATACCTTTTCTTTTAAATATGCATTCGTGCAGATAACGTGGTCAACTGCTCTAATGTGGTCACGAATCATATTAGATATGTTTCTTTCTCTATAAATAGAAAACATCGGGTGTCCTGATTCCAGCACCCAATAATCGTCAAGGTCTAAAATCAAAGTCACATTAAACTGGTTACACTTATCTCGAAGCCATTTAATTTGTTCGGGTGTTTCGCCCCACATCCTACTGACTAAAACGATGTCCATCTGCTCGAAGGATTCATCGGATATTCTAAAGGGGTCAGGTGCTGAATAAAACGTAAGACCTTTGTACGCTGCATCTAAGTGAGCGTGTGGGAGCTCAAGTCGGTAGAGTGCCGAACCCGTACTTTGGATGTTGTGGATTAATGCTATTTTCATTGTCGTTTAATAGTAAATGTATAAACACAAAAAAAGGCGCACCCCTTAGGATGCGCCCGTGCTTGATTAACGACAACGAAGCACTATACGTTAGTAAGCGCAGCGATGATGCTTGCTTGTACGCTAAACATCGGCTGTTCTTCCATTGCGGTAAAGGTAACGTCAAAGCCGTTACGATCTCCGAAGGCAGTACCGCTTTGACCAGTTCCAGCAGATAACTCCAAACCATTACGGCTTCCGAGCATCCAGTAGTTACCATTTCTATCAGTTACAATCGCAATCAAATTGTTCTGACCTAAAAGGCGCAGTTCGTTACGAAGGGCAGCGGTCATCTTGTTTAAGATTATCTGAAGGTCTTGCTGATAGAAAATCGTGCCGTTCTCCATTGATGGGGTAACGGTTTCCGTGAATTGTGAGGTTTGCTTGGTTAAATCGTACTTCCAAAACTTGGTAGAACCTGAAGTGGTAATGCCTGAAACGACATTTCCACTTGTTACTGCGATACCAGTTACGTTAGCAAATTCAATGAAACGAACCTCCTTAATGCCACCGACTGAATCGCGACATCCTAAAGTATATCCTTGTGTCAATGCACAGCTCATATTTGTATTTATTT